GAGTTCCCAATCCCAACCTTTCCGTCAGGGTCAATTCTCATTTTTGTGGTTTCACTACCACTATTTGAGGTCTTAAAGTTTAGAGCTACGCTGTCACTTGCTGAAGACCCTGCTGTTAAATTTACACTTAACCCCAGAGCACTGCCATCAGTTTTAAGTTCTGCATATACCGAACCGCTTACTGATGTTTGCACACTAATCATATTATTAAACGTCCACGCATTGGTGCTATCAATCCACTTAATCGTCTTATCAGTTGCGCCCTTCAGCGTGATGCCGCCACCATCAGCAGTAACATCCGTAGGAGTTGTAACAACGCCTAGTTCAATGTTTTTATCTTCAATCAATACGGTTTGACCCGTAATAAAAGTTGTCGCTCCCTGTACTGTCAGATCATTCGGAATCGTTACATTGCCAGTTGCATCAATTAAAATCCGCGCCGCTCCATTCGTTACCAGCGCAATCGCATCCGTTCCAGATCGATACAGCCCACTGTTCAGGTCTGATTGGAACGCTATCCCCGGTGCGCTCAATGTCCCGTCTGGTACGGATCGATGTAGATCCGAGATGGCAAGCTTTTTCGTCGCGTCAGCACTGACGTCAACAACCGGCAGGACATCGGTTGAAGCGGTCTCACTAGCAGTCAGGCCAGTGAGTTCAGTGATTTTGACGTTTGCCATTGCTATTGCTTCAATATCGCAATTCTACAAGCTATCGCGACTGACGCCTAGATCACCAGTTTTCTTCTAACGCAACGCGCCTCCAACGGGTAACCTGCGTGCTTGTGCCTGTAGCAACACAAAGATAAAGGTAACTGTTGTTCCATCGAATTTCCCCTTTGCTGCCAGGTGAAGTAGACGCTACAGGTGCATCTACGTTAGTGCTTTGCTCCAAAGCAATAGGTGAAGTAAACGAAATCAAATCGTCTACAAGACCAATTTTTGTATTATTTTCCCTTGCAGGGTCAACTGCAATTTCTAGTTTTGCTTGCGGGACTACAAGATTAGCGTCAGGATTAACAATTGATGCTTTAATATGCGCGTAAGTTTCATCATTTGCAAGGCTCTCTTTGCCTTCAAACTTGATGGTACTTAATACATCATTCGCCACACCAGCCGCACCATTCCTGTGCCTATACAAAACTAAATCTGCACCACCAGCCGCTGATACTTCAGTGCATTCAACTTCTAAAGCTGTGCCTGCAGAATTACTTTTAACATGCAATTCAACATCTGGTACAAGCGTGCCGCCTGATGACAAACTGCCAATGCCAACCTTTTTGTTTTGCAAAAACATGGCGGGCTGCAATCCTGCCGTTCCATCTTGCGTTAAAAATTCAAGCCGCCCATCTTCCTCGGTATCAGTAAAATCTAATATAGTTGCTTGTATTGAAGCATAATTAATAGTTTCTCTTGAAGGTGAAGCGTCGTTATTTCCACTAAATTTAATTGCACCAATTGCATCGTTATCTGCTGGGGTTGGACTTTTTCTGCGAATTTCAATAAGCGGCCCTTGCAAGCCTGAAGTATTACTGCTTTCAATAACTAAAGCAGCTTCTGCATCATCCGTACTATTTTGACGAATATGCAGTGGGGCGTCTGTCGTTCCAGACATCCCGGATTCTGTTGCACCTATTGAATATCGCGGTTGAACAACACTGCTTGCTGTCGTAAAGCCCAGACTGGCAGTTTGCGTTCCATTGTGCGTCAACCCAATCGTTGAAGAGTCGATGCTATAAACTCCAGTTGTGCCACTACCAACAAAACCAAAGCTCGGCGTTGCTACCGTACCGGCTTCTATATTCCTAAGCAGACTGCTGATCTTTAGCTTTTTGTTTTTATTTGCATCGGCGGTCTCAGACGTGTCAACGACAAGTAGCAAGTCGTCTGCAACTGCCGCCGTAAGCTCTGTTAAAGCAGTGACTTTGCGATTAGCCATTACGTTAGCTTTTTGCCGAATCCAGTTGCAGTGTACTCGATCTTCTTGCCGGCCACCACTGCATTGCTAGCATCAAGCACATTAGCGTGGAATGCTCTGCCTTCTGGAACTACGGTCAAATCTGCAAGCAATGGCGTAAACGGGAAAATCTGCGCCTTGTGCGTCAGGTCTGAAACCAATCCCGTAACACTGGTGCTACCAATTGTTGTCGTTTGATCGACTTTAACTTCCCCTGTCATTTTGCCTGTTGTGCCTTCAGGTTTTTTATAAAACGCATTTGTAAATTCAAACATGTTTAGATTCGCCAAAACGCCAGGCGAGACAATCCCTTTTTCTGTACGCTCCAGCAACTGAGCCTTGACCCCAAGTTTTGAAATAACGGGAGTGCGTGGACTTTTGCCAGTTAGCTCTAATTTAAACTGAAACACTCTACCGGTCGCAAAAGTTTTTACAAATGGCTTCCAAGGCGTAAATTGGGTAAAAGATTCAATTACAATCTCTCCGCCATCTTCAAGCAGGATAAAATCTGAACCAGCTTCATCAACAATGCCACCAGTTTCTGTTATCTGTGAATCCAAAAGGTTTGTACGATAATAAAGTTTTGCGCCAGTTATCCCATCAGGATCTGTTGTGTCATTCTCGATAACAGAATTCAACAAAACTTCATATTTGCCGCCAAGGTCAATCTCATTATCAAAGAAATACGTTCCAGATGACGCAGACTTGAAAACAGTTACAGACGCTCCGGCAGCAATAGTTGCGGGATCTGAGTCTTTAGATGTAACAGTAAACGTGTTTGTTGTGACAGCTTCAATTTCGTAAGGCGCGGAATTATTTTTAATGCCGTTCAACGCTAAATTTACAAAATCGCCAACAATAAATGGGTGATTGTCAAGCGTTACAACAATTGTGCCGGTCGTGGTCGTAAAGGGTGGCGTACCAGTAGTGACAACGGTTTGCTCAAACGTTCCAATGGCAGTCCGCCTAATGTTTTCCTCCGCCTCAATAGTAAGTGATTCTTCAATAAATCTACTCTGCAAAACCAAACCACCTGATACCTTTGCAACTGTTTTTGATCTAATTCCTTTTAGATTTAAGCTTGCATTCGCGTTGTTTTCGATGGCTTCTAAACTGCTGTCCGCCACATCTGCATTTGGATATTTATTGACCGACAAAAGATCTTCGACATTTGCTACAGCAGCATTTGCGCTTTGTGCATTTGTTCTTATGTTTCTTAATTTTGCATAGTATTTTGCAGGAGTCTCTGCGTCTCCCGTAAAAGCCAATTGATATGGAATAATAATGTCATTTGCCGCAATCGGAAACTCTTGCACAAAAACAGATTTACCCCATGAACCGCCATCACTTGCCGTGCTCATTCGCACCACTAAACGCAGTTGCTCTAAGTTTTCATTTTGTATCGAATCATATCCAATTTGCCCCGTTGTTTCGTCAATTAGTCTAATTGTTAACCCTGTTATATCTTGAGGCAAAACGGCTGTATCTTGCGCAGGCAAAAACTTTGCTGATTGCAAAATTCCCGCATTAGGTGCAATAAATGTAGATCCTCCTCCTACGCTGCCTTCTAAGGGATTCAAACCGATAGCAACAACTGAAACAATTACCTCTGCGTTTGGCAAAACTAAGCTTTCTGCGTCTAACTTGACAAATTGTTGATCTGTCTCAATCCGTTTAAACGGTTGATTATTGACAAAAATTCGTACGCTATATCCAGTTGTTGTGCCTGTAGCTCCGCGCTCCCAAGATATAAGCATTTGAAAGAACAGGTTTCCACTGGTTTGAACTGGCCTGAAAGTTACCTTGACATTAGTTGGCTGAGCTGGACGGCTTGTAAATGAACTGATCTTAAGCGGCTCAAGACTGTTGCCTGCAACGTCCGCTACGGCATAAATACTGTCATTGTGTTGCACTCCAACGATTCCATACGTGCCATCACCATTGTCTGAAATTGAAACGCATCTAAATTTCTGCTCATTAATCGAATCGGTTGACAATGAATAAATTGAACCGGCCGGAGGGAACTTAGCCCATTGAAGTGAAATTGTAATTACGGTATATCCATCAACAACAGAAGTAGCTGTTGCAGAGCGAGTTTCTACAAGTCCATCCTCAAGCGTACAAGTGATCTCAAGATTTGAACCAGAAGGCAAATTCAAATTTGTATCAAGCGTAATTGTTGAAATTGTTGATGCACGCACACGGCCGCTATACCTGTTCCCTGCACGCATTTCATCTGCAACAGAAAACACTTGACCAGGCAAAACCACCGCTCCATCAAGCCCCGTAGCAAACTTGACTAGATTGCCTGCTAACTTCTCGGACGCCAACATCCAACGTCCCATGCGTGCGGCTTGAGTTCGTGAAGTACAACCGAACGCAACGATCTCTCGGACTTGATGACCATATTTGTCGCGCAGTTCTGGGTCTTCAACGCAAACTGTGTCAGGCTTGTAATTGTTCTCAGGACTGTTATACCTCACCTTGATGCTCGTACTTCTTGTCTTGACAGAGGAAGTTTCATAATCGAACCGTCCATCAACGACATTAGAATTGCTGAATAGATGCACTGATGGCACGTTGTTATCAAGCCCACCAGATTTAAACAGCTCGCCGTGATCAGCAGTTGCAGTAATGCCATTTGTTTGCCAATACATCATCCCGCGAAATATACTGGCAAGATCTTGCAGCACATCAAATGCTTGCGCTTGATTGCTAATTACTGTATTGCACGCAAATCGCGGTTCAGCTTTTTTAGCGGTGAGGCAATTACCACCAGAGCCAGTGTTGCCGAGCTGAGTACCAAAAGGGATTACAGCAACCTGTGTTGCGTTAGTTGCTTTTACCGCATAACTACAAACACTGTGAATGAGAAGTAAATCGCCACTGGTAAAAAATACATAAATTATGTCATCTACCGAATAACCATGGTCAGAGCCTACTGTAATGTTAAACCTTGTTTCCCCTGTTGACGGGTCTACAAAATTTTGACTATACACTGACTCAATAGGCTCAACAAGAACGTATTCATTTGCGTACCTAATTAAAGGATACAGATCAACCCAACTTACATTTTCTGCACTTACAAAATCACCAGCGCCAAATCTGGTATTCAACAACATGTGACGCCAAATGCAAACAGGACACGTCGTCCACTCCGCAGCTTTTGCCGTACCATCAAAATCAGTCGCATGAATGGGGTAAAGACTGCCGTCATTTCTAGTTGCCATATTACTTGGAATTGCAACCTTAATTCCTTTAATTAAATAGGAACGAGTCGGCAAAGAAGAAATATCTTTAGTATTAATTGTTAACGCAGCACATGCTGAATGCCCATAATTAATGTGCGTTGGCTTGTGTAAAATAAGTTGAGACCATGTAACTTGATTGCCACGGCCACTTGCTAACGCCAAACGTTCAGGTTCAGGCGTTTCAGTAAGTGTCAAATATGTAGCTTCAAATGCAGCTTCGGGTGTATTGGCTGGAATGCCATGACCCTTAGAAAGATCTTGCGGCTTATAATTTTGGTTGTTTTCTACCCTGATATTTTTAAATTTATGCAATCTAATAAAACAAGGATAACCAAAACGACTGATGTCATACTCAGGTGTTTTAAATTGGTATCCTGATGTTGTTATGCCCGTAATATTAAATTCAGTACCTGCAGCAATAGACTGCGCGGCTGAACCGAGTGGCCCATAAAAAGTAATTCCAAGGCGAACAGTTGCGTTAAACAATTGACCGCGACCCAAGCCTTCAATTGCAGTTGAAAACAAACGATTAACAGTAATAAGTAGCGATACTTTTTCAACTGTTGTGTCAGTAACTGATCGCACGACAAAACCTTCGCCGTAATTCCTGCTTATAACTTTATTTTCAGAATCAACCGTCTCTTCATAATTCGATCCGACCTCAACGCCAATGTTTTGCACTGTATTGAGCGATGCGTCTTGACCTAACAAACTCAAAGGTGGTTTTTGATTCTTACCACCAAGCGTCAAATCAACAGCATTGTCCGCCGATTCATACTGCGACAGTGGAGTGTCATCTAAAAAAACACAATCCTCAGTCAAACCAGCAAAACCGCCAATAACGCCTTCTGAAACAAGGTCAACGATGTGAATTGATGAGTCGCTTCTAAGTGCCATGATTATGATGCAATAAGGTTTTCAGTTTTGTTTTCGTCGCCATCCTTGAAAAACTCGTAACCAGTATAAATCACTTTCATTCGCATTTGACCGCTGTTACCTGTATTTTCCCTTTCGTGGACACGAAAATCAGTTACCTGCACAATCGTTTCGATCAAACCATCCTTAAATTCATCTTTGTTTTTATTCATTTTAGGGTAAGCAATTGCGTGACACCATCTAATCTTTTCATTGGTGTTAATGTTGCCTTGCACTGTTCCGCTGACTTGAGCGACATCTTGATCAGGCCCTTTAATCCCTGCTGCTCTGATTGTAATAGTATAACTCACAAAACCATCTACACGACTTGATTTGCCGAATCCGACTCGATCATATAAACCCTGATCCATTTCAAAAAATACTTGGAAATTTTTTCTTCTCTCATCATCCTGCAATGCGTTTTTTGTAAGCGATGATGTTGCAGGTAGAATTTTAGAGCCACTAGAGTTATACAAAAATTTCATTAAAGCGCCGCTGTCGTTGCCGTGAAAAATTTTATCTTTGTCTTCATCCGTATTGTTTGTGGTTTTAATGTCAGAATTGCTCCATTTTCTTGATCTTAATTGACCAAGTAATTTAAATTCATTGTCTACATATTCTGAATTTATACGCAAAGTTTGAATGCCAGGAGGTGTCAAGCTTGTCGTAACAGTGCCTTCTACTGATGCAGAAATATCAAGTGACAACAAATGACTTCCAGCTAATACTTTCCCAAACGCCACGGGCACTGTTGCGCCAACACCAGACCCCGAACTAGCACCAGTGTACGCATACGACTTCGCGCCGCTTGTGGCTCTTGTAACGCCTGCTGGACCAGAACCCCTGACAGATTCTCCAGTCCCTTGCATCCGTGCTGGGCCGGAAAGCTTTGGTAACTGAGGCTGCGGTGAAATCATGTCCGCAACACTGCCTAAAACCATTGCCGTACCAATGCTTCCGATCGCTGTTGAAGCCGCTGCGCCTAATGTAAACGTACCTGCTGTTAAACCTGCGCCCAAGCCAAGAAATCCAGTTCCTGCTCCAGCCGTTAAAATTGCAAAACTTACAAGTGCTGCTCCAATTAAAAGTTTTGATGTTGTTCCACCGCTGCCACCAATAACAGGAATGATGTAAAGATCTTTTGAGCCAAGCGTTAGCTGTAGCTCGTTATACTCCATGTCTGCGCCTGATTGCGTGACGCGATAAAAGATCCCGTTCTTATGTGCCGTCAGCAGCTCTTCATAAAATTTTGGGCGGTTGATGCAAAGCATCTTGATTGCATCCGCAGGTGAACGCAAGTCGTAATAAACGTGCTCTTCCCCATACTCCTCACCGAGCCTGTCCAGAAGCCGTACGGTCTGCTGCATAGCGGAAAACGGCGGCAGTCTTCATCCGATAATAGCGGGTCAACGGCTCTACACCACTCAGCGAGTTCATCCGTTGGTGCAAGATCTGCTGGTCACCGACATAGACGCCTGCGTGCATTGGGGCGTCAGTGCCTAAACGCATGATCAACACGTCCCCAATTCGCATGTTCTCTAGAGAAATTTCACGAAACCCTAGTGCGCCAGCCTGCTCTAGAAAAATACTAGACGACGTTTCCAGCCTCTCAGGACGTTCAAAGTCTGGCAACATTACGCCTGCTAGGCCGTAATACCGACGCACCAATGAAAAGCAATCGTTTATGCCGTACTCCCAAGGAATGCCAATTAGGGATCGATAATTAACCATTGCTTCTCAGGAACGCTCAGAACATACCAAGGTAGCCGTGTGGCAGTACACGCTCCAACGTCAAAATCACTTGGTGGGCCGCCTCGCGGATGAGAATGTACCACTGCTTCTAGCCTGCCTGACATAGCTGCTGCCATGTAATCATTCGAGCAAATAATAAAGTCTTTTTCAGGTTGTTCCGAAACATTGTGACAAGCAAAATACTTTCCCGAAACAACTAATCCGCAGGACTCGTTTGGCAGCTCACGCATTGCGTGTTTCTCAGCATCAAGCTGAAATGCCAGCAGCGGGGAATCCACCAAACGGTAACGGGTCAAACTCTGAAGCATTTGGGAACCTAAGCTTACATGATCTCAAACGTTTGCCACATTGATCCGTCGCTGATGTTACGCCTGTTGTGATGTCTTCAACTGTTGCAACTGGTCCAGCGTCATAGCCACACTCAACGCCACGATATTTCCAAGGGCAATAATCAGTTACCAACCTTCTTGGCAACAATACATTTGTCAAGTCAAGTTTGGAGCTAAGTTCAAATTCAACAAATTCTTGGTTTTCCGACGCAATACGATCGATGTAATACTCTTGATCCGGCAGCCTGCTTGTTGAGTCTCCCGTTCCATGTGCTGCCAAAACAAGCGTGTCTTCGCCTTGTGTTACTGCGGTATTGCCGTCTTGATAAATGTAAGTTTCGTTGAAAAAATTGACAGCATCAATAAACTTTTTAAATGTTTGAATTCTAGTAACTTTGGCCGTTAGCGGATCAATCGGACTGCTCGATCTATGCATCAGACTTGATATTGTGTCTTGCGCGTTAGCGACACGTAACGTAGGGCGCGGCAACACACCTTTTACTGATTTGTCAAATCCTTCAGCCTCTACAGGCGCTGCTGTGTAACTTTGCCCCGCAAAAACAATGCTAGTAGGAATACCGTTTGTTCCCGCGTGAAAATATAAGTTATCGGCCGCACCGTTCAGCTCAGCTGTAAATTGTATATGAAACAATTCAATCAATGCTGACGGCTCTAGATCTCTTAAAACCTCATAAGCTGGATTAATTGTTGCCCAAGTTACAGTGTTGTCCTTATAAGTTTTGCCATAAATTAATGGAAAAACAGGCTGCGTATCGCCTGACGTTCCAATGGTTTTAGCCTGAAACGCATACGCACCATTGCCCGATATGGGGTTGCTGTTAACAATGTCACCATTGTTATAAAATTTATTTGGCTCCCAAAAATCGTAACTCATGGCTCAAACACCTGCACGAATGTTGCCGTAATCTCAGCACGATTGGTAAACAAGATAGTCTTGCTCCACTGCTGGCAAATAAACTTGGCGCTAGCCGATTCGTTCGGCGGCGTAAAATTAAAATGTTCTACACCAGCCCTAGCATCGAGAAATGTTTCGATGGTGTCAGCATCAGTCTCTGACACATTAAACGTCAACTGATATTGCTTCGGATTATTGTTGATGCCAAAAGTAGCACGTTGCGAATAACCCGAGCCAAACTGAACACTACGCACCAAAGGCTGACTGCTTTTGACCGTGTTGTAGGTCGGCTGGATGGAAGTAGGAAACGTTTCTGTAGTCATCAGGCTGCGAGAAGTCCTCCAGGTCGTTTTTGTTTGATCAGTTCAGCCTGTACGGCTGCACCAATCGCCTGTCCCAATAGCTTGGCATTCGGCTGGTTGCCTTGTGCCTGCGTTCCAGAAGCATCGACGTTCACGGTCACGTTAGCTCCGCCCATCGCATGGTTTGGAACGATAGTACCTCTAGCGCCTGGAACAAACAATTCAGGACCGCGTTCACCAACGATTGATGGCCGGCCAACAGGGGGGGTTCCTCCATTCGCAAACTGAGGAATTCCATAATTTGGTCCAAGCGTGCCAAATTTTCCTATTTGACCGCCACCAGCACCAAGTGGTGTTGACGAGCTAAATGGGGTCAAGAAATTGCTTAAAAATCCTACAGCCTGCTCAATAAGATATATTTGAATTAATTGTTTTGCTATGTCACGCAAAACGTTAGCTGCAATATCTTGAAGAGCACGACCCCAGTTATCGGCTCCATCAATGAGCGCATCAAATGCCTGAGTCATTCCCTGACCCATAATGTTTGCGATGCCATCGACTAACGCGAGCTGTTGCTGTACTGCAGTATTTAAAGCGTATTGTTGCTCAATATATTTTTGCATTGCTTGCGCCCGACGCTGATCTTCTTTTTGTTGAAAATCAGCTAATTGACGTTGACCCTCGGCAATTGCCTCACTTGCCTGTGCTGTGCTTTGAGTTTGAATTGCAATTTGCTCTCTAAACTTTTGCTCAGCAGGTAAATCTGTTTGCACAAGTTTTGTAATCAACTTGTCTTCCTTTGAAGCAATTTCAGCAAGCTTTCTTTCTGTGTTTAGTCGGATTACAAGCTGCTCGTCTCCGTCACGCTCGGCCTGAACAATTTTATCTTTAAATACTGTAATTTCACCAATCTTCTTGGCTTCCAATTCAAGCAATTGAATACGCTCACGGCTTTGTTCCATCAACCGCTCCATGCGCTCGCGTTCGCGTTCGGCATCTGATTTTCTTAGCTTAGGAGGCTTAATCGTGTCTCTATCCTGTTGAGTAATTTTAACTTTTCTGCTAGTCAAAGAAGACGGGCCAAATTGCCCTTCGCCTACTTGTCTTGCAAGATCAGAAAGAAGATCTAATGGAGCCGCTTTTAAAACTTCTCTGCTTTGTGGAAAGCCTCCAAGTCCCAACCCCAGCCCTCCAAGGCGCCCTCCTATTTCAATTTCAGTACCAATTTGTGCTTTGGCAGCACGTCTAAATCTTTCTTGGTCTTCAGGATTTGACAAACTACCCGCTAATCGGTCGATAGTACCCTTAGTAACTTGCTTTCCTAAAGTTGCATTCAGCACGTCTAAAAAGTTAGCTAAAGGCCCCGCAAGAAACGCTTGAAGCGATAACATAAGATTTTGCACTAAACGGTCAAATTCGTCTATTTCAGTTTCTAAGTCTTGAAAAGCTTCTATTCCTTCAGAGCCAATTTTTGATGCAAGTTCTATTGTTGCAAGTTCGGCGAGAGCTTCAACATCACCAAGATTTTCAAGCTGACGAGCTAACTCTTCTGAGTCTTTACTTGTAAATAAAGAACGTTCACGCATCAAATCAAGCGTTTCTCCAAGAGATCCAAATGCTTTTCCTGTTTCAAAAACACCATTAATAAACTGATCTATCTGCTGGCCAATAGCGCTAAACGCAATCTGCGCTCCAAAAGACCCTGTAAGGCCGCCTAAACCACCGCCAAGCACTGACCCCGCACCACCGCCAAATAACAACGGAAAACCAACGCCAAGGCCAACTTGCTCAAGACGACTTGATCTTCGACCCATTCCAGTTGTTCTTTGCCCTGTTCCAGACCCTCCTGTTGTTTTTTGCTGTATGCTTTGTTGTTCTTTTAACTCTTTAGTAATTCTCTTTTGAGCCTTTATTTCTTTATTAGCTACTTTAAGGCGTTCGTCAGCTGTTTTAAAAAGCCCTTTGTCAATAGCTTGAGATGCCTTGGTTACCTGCAGGCGAGCCTTGCTAACATTAAGACCTTTTTCTTCTAGTTTTCTGACACCATCGCCAACACTACGCAATTTTACCATCGCTGCAGTGCGACGATCAGTTGTATTAACAGATTGTTTTTCAAACTTTCCTATTTTGGCTATACTAGTTTCTATTTCTTTTAATTCATCTTTAATTTTTTTAGTATTAAGTTTGATATTGACTTCGTACTCAGCAGCCACGACGAACCCGAAGACATTGCCTTCAGGTTAGCGCATCTTGCGGTACTGAGCCTGCTTACGGGCTTTTTCCATCTCCTTCTCCTCTCGCTCAGACTTCAACGTACAGTATGCGCTCCAGCCAAGCAGCTCCTCAGACGACATAGTCGCCCGGAGCTGACCCAGCGTCATACCAAGCTTTTCAGCGATGAAAAACTGTAGGAACAGGTAGTTGTCCTGTTCAAGCTTCGCTTTTAAGCTCGTCTGATTCTTCCACCTCTTCCATTCCCTGCATCTTGCTCATAATGTCAAGGACAATACTCATTGGCAGGCGGTTCTGAATTTTGGCACGGTCACCGTCCGCAAAAAGCCGGTTGCCTGCCTCGTCTTCTGCCTTGCGAATCACCATCTGAATCGCAAAATCCAAGTTGTCCTCGGACCGTCCCAAATTCAGGGCTTTCATGGTTTTGTTGATCGAGTCCCGATCAGCAATGGTCAAAGGCTTCCAATACAGCTTGAGAATAAGCTCATCGTTTTTTTTGATGGCATAGCTGCTGCGCTCTTCAACGCTAAATGCCTGACACAGCTTGTCGATTGCGCGTTCGTCAGCCATAAATCCAAGTCAACTATGACAATATAGCTTATCCCAAGCGAGTTGCTTTAAATGCCTTATCCAAATCTCCGAACAAGCCGCCAGACTGAGTGTAAACCTTGTACCAATCAGGGTTTTGACCGCGAGAAGTTAATTTAAATCCACGCTCCTTATGCTCTGCGTATGTGACTTCGGTTCCATCTCTTCGAGGGACTGTTGCACCTGGGTTGTTAACTGCAAATCCCGCGTAAGAGGTTGAGTTTCCAATGAACATAGGGCGAGAAATGGGAAACTTTAAAGAAGATACAGTAAGAGGTCCGCTCGCCGTAGGCTTTGGGGCAGTAGTTGGTTCAGGGATTCCATCAAAATCGCGCCTAAACCCAGGACGATCATCAGTTGGCTTTACAGCGTTTTGACTTAACTGCCATTTACGACCAAAACTAGACGTCCACCACGGGCCTTCGCTTTGAAGCGAACGAATAATTACAGGCCCAGCAGTTTCACGCGCTGTTTCAACAAGTCTGCGAATATCTTTTGTCATTTCTGTAATTGGTTTTGCCATCACACCGCAGTAAACGTACAGCGAACAACACTGACAAAATGGCTTGTTCCTTCATCGGTTACAACTGTAGGTCCAGTAATCTGCCCCACACGCGGCACAACAGAATACGTGTCAACATACCCAGCAGCATTTACTGATGTCAAACCATCAATAACTGATTCTGCTATCGCAGCTGCTGCAGCACTTCCCTTGTCTCGTGGCGTAAAAATGCCGCATTGCACCGTTCCAGCGTACTGATCGATCGCTGCACCATGAGGTTGGATCGTAGCCTGATCAAAGTTGATCGTTACCAACACATACTTCTTAGTCTTGCCAGGCGTTGTAAATGGCATGTTGTCAAAGACAACCGACACAGTAGCGTCAGCAGCCGTGACTGCAGTGTTAATCGCAGTTTCAAGCGCAGCTCTGGCGTTGACAAGCGTCATTAGAACACCACCCGAATCATATAAAGATATTCCTGACCACCCCTAAAGGTGCGAATATCTTGAATCTTCGTAGCCCGTGACGCTCCATCAAACGTAAGCGCGATTTCGTCTTGCAGGTTGGCTTGGTTACCGCCGATTTGATCTGGCGTCACATAAAGGCGTGCATTGTTTTCCTGATACCCGCCCTCTTCGTCAGAAACAATAAACTCAACAGGAGCTTTAAACGTATAACTTGTGTCTGTACTTGTAACGCCACCAGTTGCGATATTGTAGGTAGCAGAAGCCTTTCGCGTGTAAACCACTGTCGTATCAAGCGATTTGCCTAAGTCAGCAACAACTGACTTGGCAACGCTTTTAAACAGACTGTCAAGTTGACCTGCCATATCAACCCCTCACGACGCGAACAGAATAGCTACCGCTGCCGCCCAAACAGTAAGCCCCAAGATAAGACTGAAGCCAAGGATAAACGTCGAATACGTTGTTGACAGTTCCAGTAGCCTGACTAGAAGTGTTATACTCCACTTCCATCTCTCCGAGCTTAACGGCTTTGTATAGCCCCGTATCGCCGGTAGACCCTGTAATTGAGTCCGTGTCATTAGCCAAGGCGTTTGCTAACTCATAGGTAGCGTATTTAATGTCATTGGGAATAGACGTACACGCCAGCTCAACACGATCGACATGATAATTATTGCGAGGCCAACTCAGCGCTTGGCTTACGTCGCAACGATCACCATAAAAATTCAACGTATCAATCCAGCGCGTGGCTGAAATTAATGCACGATTTTTTGCATCATCCGTTTTGTCGTCCCAATTTGTACTACTTGGAACGGTTTCAAAATACGTGTTGGCTTCGGCCAACGTCACAAAGCTGTTGGCTGTCTCGCTCTTTAATGTGGCGTTGATCGTGGCAGCCATAGCAAAAAAAAGAAAGTGGCCCCACCTAATGGTAGGGCCTTTGCTCTGATCAGGAAAGATCAGATGGTGGTGGTATCCAGGGGGCTGTTGACGGTGAGCTGAACCATAGGGATCAGATCGATGTCGTAAGTAGCAGCCCACTTGTTAGCCGTTGCCAAGTTGGCATTGGTGGGGTTGTCACCTGCATCAGACCACTTCGTACCCATTACGTGATAGGTGGAGTGGTAGTCAACAGAAAGAACGTCTTGCTTCGAAAGCACGTTCCGGTCAGCTTCAATCCGAAGATCCTGCTGCACACCCTCAAGGATGGTGCCGGACTTCACCAAGTAGCAGTAGAACTCACGCTGATGGCCAGAGGTGCCAGGCGCAACGGTGTTGACTTGAGAGTCAACAATTACGTTCATGCCAGCAAACTCGCCAACTTCACGAGCGCCAATGCCAACACCGCCACCACCCCAAGTCACCGCGCCAGAAGCGGCCAGTGCTGAAGTGGAGAAAGTCAGCATTCCTACCTGATACAGGTAGTAAGCGACGGATGGGTGGACGATCAGAGTGTCAAGCTCTTCACCACGCTCACCCAGCTTGGAACGGGCTTCTGCGACTGTTGCAGCAGTCAGGAAGTTGGCTTCAGCACCACCAGAGGCAGCAGCTTTGCCTTTGTCCAGAGCATTAGCAGACAGAGCAGTGCCGAACAAACCAGCAAGCTGTGAGAACAGACGAGCGCTGTTCAGCTTGTTGATTGCATCTGCAAGCTGGTTGCGGATGTGAAGCATAGGATCTTCACCAGCTGCCAGAACTGCAACGTCATCTACGGCATACGCAAAACCGCGATGGCAGATGGTTGCGATCTGAGTTCCGGTTCCGATCTTTTGAGGAGTCAGGTAACCGCCAGAACTGGTGCCCCAAGTTGCAGTACCGTCCAAAATCTCCTCAGTGGGAGACACGGGGTTGAACTCAGGAACTTGAATGCGTGTACCGCCTTCGCGTGAATCGAGAAGAGCGTTACGAACGACAGCGCCAGACTTGATGAACAAGCTGCGCTCTTTGATTGCCTCAGACACATAGGTGCTGAGATTATTCCTTTTTACGATGTCCGCCAGGAGGACACCGCCGGAATAATTCTGAAATGGTGCGGCCATTTCTTATTCTGGGATAAAGTTTGCGGGGTCTCAAGTCACAGACTTGAAAGTGGTGTCCCACTGGGACTTATTTACCAGCCTCTCTACGCAGCACGGCTGCAAGATCGGGATCGGTAGCGTCCAAGGCCATTTGCCTTGTTAAGTTAATACTACCTTCTAACCAGGGATTTGCGACACCTGCAGCGCCAGCTGTCCCTGTTGCGGGCTTCGCACCCATCCCAGCAGCTGTACTAGGCTTAAAATGATGCTCAAAGCCAGAACCGGGATTTTTTAACTTAGCGAGATAAACGCCAAGATCCTGCTCAACGCCGCCATCAAGAATTTTAACGGCACCAGTGTCAGACTTTTTTAGATTTGACTGAACCAGTTGAAGCATTTGCTGAGCGTTGATTGCACCAGCCTGGCTAATGGCAGCCAGCGCAGATGTTTTCATCGCTGCAGTCTCGTTAGAGACTTTCAACTCATCAAGTTGATGTTGCAAATCTACAATCTGTTGATCTTTGCTTTGAGCAGTTTTGTTGGCCTCCTCCCAAAGATCTTTCCATTGACCCTGATCTTCAAGCGTTTTACGCCGTTGATCATCCTGTTTTTTGTAAACCTCGTCTAACTTACCTTTGATGCCTTGGAATTTTTCCTCGGCTTCACTGGCACGTTGTTGAAGTGCTTGAATCTGCTGTTCATAGGCAGAAACATCGACAGCAGCAGGTTCAGTCGCAGCCACAGGCTGTTCAGAAGCCGCCACAGGCGTCTCCTGGATGACTTGTTCTTCCATTATTAGGAATCAGTAGACTTTTCTACCTTACTAGATTTAGTGCTTTTAGTCGAAGTTTTTTTGG